AAGAAGAGGCCAGAGAAGAAATATTAGATGAGGTAGAAGAAGAATTTGCAGCCGTAGAATCTGATGAACCAACAGGAAAAAATAAACTTATGGTAACTGCATTATCAGTAGTGAGAGCTGGAGTACAAACAGCTGCCAACAGCTATTCTGGTGGCCCTGGGTCAACACAAAGCTCTGGCTCAACCAATCAATCAAGTGTAACAAACACAAGCACAGGAGCCAGCTCATCATCATCGGGCGGTATGAGCACCACAAGCTCTCCTAGCGCCTCAGATCAATTTGCCAGTGCAAGCGCACAAACCAATCAAGTTTTATCAATGTCAGACAATATGGGTGGATCCAGCGGTGTATCTGTATCTATTGTGCCTTTGCCTACTTTCGATAACCAGGCATCTTCGGCTGTTGCAGATGTCCAGGTTTCTAATGTCCAGGGACAAATTGATACTGCGTCATCTGGAGTTATGACTGCATCGGAGGCCGACCAAATAGCAGATAAAATTATTGCTGCAAACATAGAGGCACAACAAGAAGAAATAGAACAAGAGCAAGAAGACACTGGCCAATACGGTGACGAAAGCACGCTTGTTGCTTTGATTGGTTATGTACCAGGATTTAATTCATACGAACAAGTTACCATGGTAGACAGTACAGATTGGTATATTAGTGCAAATATTTATACTTCTGCTACACTAGATGACAATACCGAGGCTTTTTTTGGCTTGGTCAACGAAAATTTAAAAGGTTTGGGCCAGATGATTGAGGACCAACCTAACCTTTGGAGGTAAAAATGGATTGGTTTCAAAGCAAAACTACACAAATAATTGCTCTGGTTGGAATCGTGGGTACGCTGGCCGGATTCGGCTACACGGGAGCTGAGTACGTTAACAGGTTAGAAAACCTCGAATCTAAGATAGGCGGTATCAGCGAGGCAGAGGATAACGTGCAAATCATTGAAGAGCGATTTGCGTCTATAGAAACATCTGTACAATTTTTAGAAAAAGAAATTGACAATATTAAGGTCCCGGATGTTACAGAAATTAAAACAGATATAGCCACAATTATAGCTGACCTACAAAGTCTCAATAACAACCTTGAGAAATTAGAAACTAAGCTAGAAAAGAAAGACGATAATCCACTAAACGGATAATGCAACAAATATTTGTTGGCATCATTCTAGTTCTTGGTTTTTCTACCTACTACTTTTACAGCCAAAACCAAATACTTCAAACTAATAATGCAGTTTTGGAAGGCGCAGTAGCAACGCAAGAAGAGGCAATAAAATCAATACAAGCAGACTTTGAATTGCAGACACAACAGCTGCAAGATCTAAGTGTTAAAAGTCAAGCCGCACAAAGAGAATTGAGCAGATACACGCAGTTTATACAAAACTATGAATTAGCGTCTAAAATATTGGCTGACCCAGTAGAAATGGAAAGGAAAATAAATAATGGTACAAAACATATCATGGAAAACATCGAGCAAATCAGTAGCACTATTGATGGTCTTGATAGTGGCTTGCAGTTGCAGCCTACTTCCAACTAAACAGATACAAGTTACTGCAAAACCTTTAGAAAAAAAGATTGTGCAGCCGATTATGCCCAGAGAAATAGATCTCAAGGAATTGCAATGGATCGCGGTAACACCAGATAATTGGGAAGAGCAATTAGCAAGAATAGAAAACCAGGAGGGCGAATTAGTTTTCTTAGCTATGACGATTCCAGATTATGAAGTTATGGCCTATAACATGCAAGAGATAAAAAGGTACATAACAGAGCTTAAAGACGTAGTGGTTTACTACAGAAAAGTTACAACAACAGGGGAAAAAGAATGAATATATCAGAAGAAGGCAAAGCCTTAATTAAAAAATTTGAAGGATGTGAGACTGAGGCATATTTGTGCAGCGCGGGAGTGCCTACCATAGCTTTTGGCAGAACAAAAAATGTAAAAATGGGTGATACTTGCACGCAAGAACAAGCAGATGCTTGGCTTGAAGAAGAGCTTGAGGAATACACTGGCTATGTAAACGATGCGGTAACCCAAACACTAGACCAAAACCAACTAGACGCTATGGTTGCCTGGACTTACAATCTTGGGCCAACCAACCTTCGCAGCTCTACGCTCCTTCGTGTTTTAAACGAAGGTAAAATGCAAGAAGTCCCACAACAAATGCGCCGCTGGAATAAGGCTAATGGTAAAGTTTTGCCAGGTCTTGAAAGGCGCAGGTTAGCAGAATCAATGTTATTTGAAGGAAATCCAAACTGGCATGAGGTTTAGGTATTTGCCCATGGTAGTTTTTACATTGCTTATTATTTTGTCAGCAGTGTTTATTAATCTATACTAAACCTAGGCATTTCGGTGCTTAGGGTTAGGTAGCTACTATGTCACTACCTGGTTGCCTGGCCCGACTTTATAAAAATGAATGAAGTTTCTCTAAAAGATTTCGATATATTATCCGAGCAAGACAAAGCCGAGGCCGTAGCTTTGTTGCACAGATACGATCAATTAGATAAACAAGATTCTTGTCAAAAAGATTTTATTGGTTTTGTTAAACACATGTGGCCAGAGTTTATAGAAGGCCGCCATCATAAAATTATTGCAGAAAAATTTAATAAAATTGCAGACGGTAAACTTAAAAGATTGATAGTTTGTTTGCCACCCAGGCACTCAAAATCAGAATTTGCATCAACATATTTTCCTGCTTGGATGATGGGCCGCAGAGGCAATCTTAAAATAATCCAGACTACGCATACCGCCGAACTAGCAGTTAGGTTTGGTCGTAAAGTCAGAAACATTATTGACAGCGAAGAATATCAACATATTTTTCCGGATCTACAACTGCAAGCAGATAACAAATCAGCAGGAAGGTGGACAAGTAACCAGGAAGGCGAGTTCTTTGCTGCTGGTGTCGGTGGTGCTATTACAGGTCGTGGTGCGGATCTTTTAGTTATTGACGATCCACACTCAGAACAAGATGCACTGTCGCCGAAATCTTTAGAATCTGCTTATGAATGGTATACCTCTGGTCCTAGACAGCGTTTACAGCCAGGAGGCATTATCGTGATTGTTATGACCAGGTGGTCTACCAAAGACTTGGTGGGCAAAGTCTTAAAAAAACAAGGCGATGAAAATGCTGATAAATGGGAAGTGGTGGAGTTTCCTGCAATTATGCCAGAATCAGATTTACCTTTATGGCCAGAGTTTTGGAAAAAAGAAGAGCTGCTAGGTGTCAAAGCATCTTTGCCAATATCAAAATGGAACTCTCAGTGGATGCAAAATCCTACCGCAGAAGAAGGATCCATTGTAAAAAGAGAGTGGTGGCAAAGATGGGAGCACGAAGATATACCGCCATATTCTTATGTAATACAAAGTTACGATACGGCTTTTTCAAAAAAAGAAACTGCTGATTACTCGGCTATAACCACTTGGGCAATATTTAATGCTGGTGATGAAAGCGCAGATGCAATTATGCTTTTAGATGCCAAAAGAGTTCGAGTTGACTTTCCAGAGCTGAAAAGAATGGCCATGGAGGAGTACAGATATTGGAACCCAGACTGTGTATTGATTGAGGCCAAAGCATCTGGGACACCACTTACGCATGAATTGAGGCGCATGGGCATACCTGTTACAGCTTACAGTCCAAGCAGAGGCCAGGATAAAATAGCCAGAATGAACAGTGTGGCACCTATATTTGAATCTGGAATGGTTTGGGCCCCGGAACATGATTTTGCAGATGACGTAATTGAAGAAATGGCGTCTTTTCCATTTGGAGATTATGATGACTTTTGCGATAGTGCTACAATGGCTTTGATGAGATTTAGACAAGGCGGCTTTGTTTCATTAGATGAAGATTATCAAGACGAGGCCAGGCTTTTAAAATCGAACAGACAGGTTTATTATTGATGAAGATATTTATAACAAAATTTATCTGGGACGGAGATGAATATACGGGCCCAGATATACACGCAAGTAATCATGCTAACGCTGAATTAATAGCAGAGGCACAAGGGTTAATTCTTGAAGGAGAATTACAAAGCATTGTTCAGCTTGAGGATCTTGACGACATTAATCGACCCAGAGTGCTACACTAAAAATTATGGCAATAGAAAAAGCACTCGGAACCGAAAACAATCCAGACATTAGGGTACAAGGATCTTCTGTTGAAGTTATGCCAGAAGAAACCAGGCAAGATCAAATTGCCAATGCAGCACAAATTTTAGTCAATGAAGAAGAAATTTTGTTAGACGATGAAATGTTGGAAGAACCAGCTCCACAGATGGATTTTAACGCTAACCTGGTTGACTTTGTAGACGAATCTATTTTACAGAAAATATCATCTGATCTTTTAAGCTCTATTAAGAGCGACAAACAATCCAGGTCCGAATGGGAAAAAACATACACCGATGGCCTGCAATACCTAGGCATGAAGTTTGATGAGTCTAGGTCACAACCCTTTGAAGGATCCTCTGGAGTAATCCATCCCATTCTTGCAGAGGCAGTTACACAATTCCAGGCCCAGGCTTATAAAGAAATGCTGCCAGCGAAAGGTCCTGTAAAAACAGAAATAATTGGTGCTAGGACAATAGAATCAGAAAACCAAGCTGAAAGAGTCCAGGAGTTTATGAACTATTACATTATGAATGTAATGAGTGAGTATGATCCGGAGCTTGATATGCTTTTGTTTTATTTGCCGTTAGCCGGATCTGCATTTAAGAAAGTCTATTTTGACAGTGTAACGAATAAGGCAGTATCTAAGTTTATACCGCCAGAGGATTTAATTGTGCCTTACGAGGCATCTGACATGTCCTCAGCTGAAAGAATTACACATGCAATCAGCATGTCTCTCAATGAAGTCAAGAAACAACAAATTACTGGTTTTTATGCCGATGTTGAGATCTCAGATGAAACTTATGACGATGACGAATCTGAAATTGATAAGGCCATAGATGAAATACAAGGTATTGAGCCAAGTTACAAAGAAGATAGAAACAGAACAGTTTTTGAAATACACACTGTTTTAGATATAGAAGGTTTTGAAGATTTAGATGCAGAGGGCAGACCAACAGGATTAAAGCTACCATACATTGTTACCATTGATGAGGATTCAACCTCTGTTCTAGCGATACGCAGAAATTACCAAGAGACAGATCCTCTTAAAAATAAAATTAATTATTTTGTGCAATACAAGTTCCTACCGGGCCTAGGATTTTATGGACTTGGCCTGTCACACATGATTGGTGGTATATCTAAAGCTACCACATCTATTTTAAGACAACTTATTGACGCAGGCACATTAGCTAATTTACCAGCTGGTTTTAAATCCAGAGGCATGAGAATTAGAGATGAGGACGAGCCTTTGCAACCTGGAGAGTTTAGAGACATTGATACAACCGGTGGATCTCTCAGAGAAAACCTAATACCTTTACCGATCAAAGAACCGAGCAATGTTTTAATGCAATTACTAGGCTTGTTGGTTGACTCTGGCAAAAGGTTTGCTGCGATTGCAGACATGAACGTAGGCGATATGAACCAGGCCATGCCAGTTGGAACTACTGTTGCTTTATTAGAACGTGGCACCAAGGTAATGAGTGCAATTCATAAACGATTACATTACGCGCAAAAGGTTGAGTTTAAAATACTATCAAAAGTTTTTGCTGAATACTTGCCTCCTGTGTACGAGTTTACTGTTGGATCTGGAGGACAAGAAATTAAAAGCCAGGACTTTGATGGTCGAGTAGATGTGGTCCCAGTTTCAGATCCTAATATATTCTCACAAAGCCAAAGAGTTACACTTGCTCAGGAGCTTTTGCAAATGGTCCAATCTAACCCACAAATACATGGCCCCATGGGCATGTATGAGGCTTACAAAAGAATGTATGCAGCTCTAGGCGTTGATAACGTAGATTCTTTGTTACAGCCACCGCCAGACATGACACCGCAACCAATAGACGCTGGTATCGAAAATGCTGGTTTACTTATGGGCCAACCTGCCCAGGCTTTTGAACAACAAAACCATCAAGCACATTTAGATGCACATAGAAGTCTATTCTTAACAAGCGTGGTAAAAGAAAACCCACAGATCCAATCTATTATTATTAGTCATTGCATGCAGCACTTACAATTCTTGTCAGCTCAATTAGCGCAAGAACAAATACCAGAAGAAACACAAATGCGCATACAAGAGATCCAGGCACAAATGCAACAAGTATCTCCGCAAGAGGCACAACAGATCTCACAGCAAATACAAATGATATTAGATCAATTTAGTTCGCCAATCATGGCTCAATTAACTTCTGAGTTCTTGCAATCTATTGGGCAAGGTTCCGGAGAGGATCCGTTGGTCGAGATAAGAAAAACAGAATTACAACTGAAAGACAAAGAACTTAACCTGGACGCTGAACAGTTTGTGGCAAAACAAGAACAAAGGGCCCAGGAAAAATTATTGGATGCAGATTTGCAGAAAGAGCGTATCAATGTGCAAAAATCAATAGCAGATGATAAACTCGATGTAGCGATAGATAGATTGCAGCAAAATGCAAACCTAAAACTATTAGAACTTGAAACAAAACTGAGGAGGTAAGATGACTACTTCATATAAATTAGAGGCCGCAGCACAAAAGAAAATAGAAAAATCAATGCAGCGAGCAGAAGAAATGCAAGCAGCTGCAAAAGCTGAGGCCGAGGCTCTTGCAAAAAAAGAGGCCAGTGACGCAAGAATAGCAGCAAAGCAAGCAATCATAGATGCAGGCGGAGTTGTACCAAATCCAACACCTGTGGTTCAAGCAAAGCCAGAGCCAGTGGTTGAAGAAAAAGCAAAACCAAAAAAAGTTGCAAAGGCAACACCAAAAAAAGCAGCAGCTAAAAAACCTGCCGCAAAGAAAAAAGGCAGACCAGCAGGAACCAAGAATAAGAAATAATGGACGACATAGCGCTGATCGATAAGATCAAAAGATTAATCGAGGCAAGAGAGAAACAGATACAAGAAACTCTTATGTCCGGCGCACTCAAAGATATTGAACATTATAAATATTTGCAAGGAGAGCTAAGTGCTTTATACTATATTGCAAACGAACTTGGTGACATATACAAAGGTTAATTGATGGCAGAAACAAAAATTATTGCAGACGCTTACATAGATCCAGAAGAAAAAATACTGGATCCAGAATTATTAGACAAATCACTTTTAGATCGCATGCCCCAGCCAACTGGTTGGAGAATGTTGGTTTTACCTTATGCGGGTAAAGCAAAAACAAAAGGCGGTATTGTTCTAGCAAAAGAAACAATTAATCGTGAGGCTTTGGCAACGGTTGTAGCTTATGTGGTAAAAATGGGCCCACAATGTTATAACGATAAGTCAAGGTATGGAGAAAAACCCTGGTGTCAAGAAAAACAATGGGTTTTAATAGGG